GCGCCAGAGTACATCAGCTACGAGGGAATGGAGAATGTGAAGGATGGATTGTTCTTCAGTACAAAGTATGAGAGTGGGATGGTGCGCTACAACCCCCCCCACGTCATTGTGTTTGCCAACGTGCCCCCCGACGTGACAAAGATGTCAGCTGACAGGTGGGTTATCAAAGAGATCGGGCCAGAAGCGGACTTCGCTGTGCGCAGCGGTGCGCGACGCGTGCCCCTGACCGATGAGGATAGGGTGAGTGCGGCCATTGCCGAAACACCCGAAGATACTGGAATGGCAGAGTTTGCTGGTATCGATGATTTGCTGCGTGATATCAATGAGTATGATTTTGATGAAGTTTGAATCGGCGGTTGAACGTATTATCAGAGGTCCGCCTTTGCGCTCGCTGCGCTCGCTTAAAAATATAAAAATGCTACGCACGGCGCCTACGGCGCCTCAGAGACTTGCTAAAGTGCGGGCGTATTGTATTATCAGAGCGGGCCCCACACAAGAGTACATTGCACTATGGCCCTTCCGGCTGTCGCCTCCAGGGCCTACTCAGTTGGAACCTTAATAGTCAACGAAGGTCGTACGGATGACGCCTTCGACTGTGGGATTGGGGACAGCGCCGGAGTCGGAGATGAAGAGGAGGAACGTGTTGCCCCTGATAGGGATCCCTGTGGTCTCGTCGCGTGATACGTTAGAGGGGATACGGGTGGACCATTTGAAGAGCCGCTGGTTGGGGGCGTAGTCATTACCAACGTCCTGGGCGTCAACGATGAATCGTTTGTCAAAGTGGACCTTGTAGGGAGCATAGTAGCTGACGGCAGCGGAGACGTCCTTGGAGTACCGGTGGAAGGGTCCATTCCAGTACCCCATGCCTCCGATGTTGTCGATGATAGACGAGACTGTTGGGGAGGCATCGCCATACCAGGTGAAGAGGATGATCCGGAAGACGTTGCGGTAGGCAAGGAGCTCTGTGCCAAGTATGACTCGTCCACTAGTGTGCAGAGTCCTGAACTTGGCTCCTGTGTACATGGTGACCCCCGAGCCGACGGTCGGTTGGGCAACTGCGACGAGGAGGCCAGCGTTGGTGACTGCCGTCGAGGGAATGGCTGCAGAATAATCATGAACCTCCTTCTTAGTACGTCGGTAAAGTGTTCTAACCTGTGAACGAAGCGTCCTATACGGGGAATAGCGACGGCGAGCCGAGCGCGAGCGGCGACGGTAAGAACGACGGATACGAGGCATTGCTGCGACGAAACAATTTAAAAAAAATAATTTTAAAGTTATTTGCGCGCGGCGTGCTCATTTGTGGTCTGACAAGCGAGATCCAGGATGGAACATTTTTGTTCCACGTGGAAAGGCAGAGGCGCAGAGCAGCCCAGGGCAGGGCTAGCACTTCGCAACTTGTCAGTGTGAAACTCACGACAGGAATGGCTTCAGTTGTTAGAGCGAGTGCGTCTACAGTCAGTCAGCAGAGCCTGACAGAGCAGGAAGCCCTGGTTCCAGGTGGTTCCAGGCCGGGTAATATTAGGAGCCGGCCAAACCCAGGCAAGCACTGGTTTTTTACTTGGAATAACTACCCAGAAGACTATGAAAGACGCATTGGTTCCATTGGTTCCAATGGTTCTATAGTTTCGGTCGTGGTCCAGAGCGAAGTGGGTGAGAACGGCACGCCGCATCTCCAAGGCTACATCGCATTCAAGACCAAGGGCAGGCCAATGGGTTTATTGCCAAAAGAAGTATACTGGGAACGAGCCAGAGATCCAGGAGCCAGCATTGAGTACTGCCGGAAGGACGAGACCCACGACGGCAAGTTCCGGTTCGAGAAAGGAGTCCCAAGGAAGCTAATTGATCCCATGGAAGGACTGACATTGAAGTGGTGGCAGACCGAGATCCTAGAAGAGATCAAGAAGCCAGCAGATCGGCGCACAATCAGGTGGTACTGGGAGCCAGTCGGAGGAGTGGGTAAGACAGTGTTCGCGTGCCATCTAGTTGACAAGTACAAGGCATTGTTCATCAGCGGCAAGGCAGCAGACGTCAAGTACGCAGTGGCAGAGCGCGTCAAGGCAGGTGAGCCAGTAGATGTGGTCGTGGTGAATATCCCAAGGAGCCATGCGCCAGAGTACATCAGCTACGAGGGAATGGAGAATGTGAAGGATGGATTGTTCTTCAGTACAAAGTATGAGAGTGGGATGGTGCGCTACAACCCCCCC